AGTAGTGTATATCCTACTATTAGTTCTGGTAAGTCTACTAAGGTAATTATTGTTTCTACCCCTCGTGGTATGAATCATTTTTACCGACTGTGGCATGATGCGGAACTAGGTAGAAACGAGTATATAACCACGGACGTTCACTGGTCAGAAGTGCCAGGCAGAGATGATGCGTGGAAAGAACAGACAATTAAGAACACATCCGAAGCACAGTTCCGTGTTGAGTTTGAGTGTGAGTTCTTAGGATCTGTTGATACGTTGATATCACCAGCTAAGTTAAAAACTATGGTATATGATGAACCCATCAACCGTGGTAAGAGAGGTGGAGAGATATATGAAAACCCAATAGACAAACACAATTATTCAATTACAGTTGACGTTGCAAGAGGCGTAGAGAAAGATTACTCTGCCTTCATTGTCTTTGATACCACAGAGTTTCCGTATAAAATTGTTGCAAAATATAGAAACAACACTATCAAACCTATGTTGTTTCCAAATGTAATTCTAGATTTTGCTAAGGCATATAATAACGCATACGTTCTATGTGAAGTAAATGATATAGGAGATCAGATAGCATCTATATTATTCTATGATATGGAATATGAGAATGTTCTGATGACTGCCATAAGAGGTAGGGCTGGACAAGTATTGGGTCAAGGATTCTCTGGTAGTAAGGTACAACTAGGAGTGAAAATGTCCAAGACTGTAAAGAAGATAGGTTCACTTAACTTGAAAACACTTATAGAATCAGATAAACTTTTAATTAAAGACTACAATATCATTGCAGAGTTGACTACCTTTATCGAAAAGAACAACTCATTTGAGGCAGAAGAAGGTTGTAATGATGACCTTGCTATGTGTCTGGTTATATTTGCATGGCTAATAATGCAAGATTACTTTAAAGAGATGACAGATGATGATGTAAGAAAGAGAGTATATAATGACCAGAGAGATCAGATAGAAGCTGACATGGCACCTTTTGGATTTATTAGTGACGGTGTAAATGAAGAGACATCATTTGTAGATGATCAAGGTGATAGATGGAATTTAGATGAGTATGGCGATAGATCATATATGTGGGATTACCTGTAATGGACTTAGATGAACCAGTCCTGTTTCTACATGAAAGGAAATGTAGAACTTGTGGTAAGACATACTCACTGACAGAAGGCTTTTACCTTACTAGAAAGAGTAGAGGAGAAAAACCATCTTCATATTCATATGAATGTAAAACTTGTACTATTGATAGAGTAAAAACTAAAAGAAAGAGTAACAAATTAGACATATATCCAGACTGGTAGGAGGTTCATGCACCGTTTCCCCAGTGGAAAAGCAGTAAATTCTAAATAATAACAGAGAAAACAACTGAGATCTTCGAGGAACACTAACATGGCGCTTAATCTAGTATCTCCAGGCGTTAAGGTAAGAGAGGTAGACCTAACTGTAGGAAGAATAGACGGCATCAACGATCAGGTTGGAGCTATTGCAGGACCTTTTGCAAAAGGACCTGTTAACGAACCAGTCTTGATTGAAACAGAAGCCGACTTACTTGAAACGTTTGGTAAACCATATTCAGCCGATGCTCAATACGAGTACTGGATGACTGCATCAGCATTTCTATCTTACGGTGGAGTGTTGAGAGTATTGAGAAGCACAAACCCAATGCTATCCAATGCAAACGCACCTGTCGGTGTTGCAATCACCAACTTATCAATCAAGTCACAAGAAGATTACTACAATAACTTCAACAATCTTGCACAATCATTCTTATATTCCGCAAGATCTCCTGGCTCATGGGCAAACGATCTAAAGATTGCAACCATTGACGCAAAGGCAGATCAAAGAGTTTCAATCGGTACTGAAGGACTTGCTGTTGGATTCGCAGTTACTGCTGGATTCTCAACAAGTGTCGCTGCTGCAGACGGTACAGTTGGAGTTCAAACAGGTTATCTCAAAGGAATTATTACTGGAATCAACGAAGGATCTTTTGACGTTAAGATTGTCAGTAAACATGATATTAGCACAGATGTGTGGAGTGAGGTAGATTACGAAGAAGGATCTAGTGTTGCATCTTTCCAAGGATATGACGCAGGCGTTTATAACGCTTTCTTTAGTGCAGCTAATGATGTCAACCATCCAAACAGAGTTAAGATCTTCAATACTAGTGGTAGCGCTGTACAGGTAGAAAGAACAAGATTCACTGCTGCAATAGGTATTGGTTCTACAACCATTTCATTCGGATCAGATTTCGCAACAATTAAGTCTGAACCAGGCGATACAATCAAGTCTCTCAACGGAACATATAGTGGTACTATTGTTTCATTGCCAGGTTTTGGTGCTAACCAAGAGGTTGTCATGGACACTGCATCAACTGTTGCATTTGCCAACACATCCTTCATTGTTATGTCTGGTATAGACAGTGGAATATACCTAAGAGAAGGTAACACTGTTACTGATTGGTACAATCAACAAACTTTAGGACTCACAAACAGTATTGTTTACTGGAGTCAAATTGCAGATCGTCCTTCTACATCTGAGTACGCTAAGGGTAGAAGTTCTAAGTATGACGAAATGCACCTTGTAGTTGTTGATGACACAGGTAAAGTAACTGGTACATCTGGTAACATTGTAGAGAAGTGGGTAGGATTATCCAAGGCAACAGATGCTAAAGTATCTCCATCTACAAATATCTACTATAAGGATTACCTTGCACAGTTCTCCAACTATGCTTTCGTTGGTGCTGCACAGACAGGTATTGGTCTAAAACACTCAATGCTTAGTGGATACACTATCGACTCAACTGGTGTTTGGGCTCAAGAGACTCAGGGAGTTACATTTAATGGTTCTGGTCCTAAGATCTATTCATTCTCAAATGGAAACGATTACGGTGGATTAAACAGATTCGTTTGTGAACTAGGAGACATTGTTAGTTCATACACAGTTCTAGATAACCCTGCTGAATATTCAGTAAACTTCTTGATTCAAGGACCTTCAAGTGGTGATTCAATCTATGAAGCACAGGCAAAGGCAAACAAATTAATAAGTATCGCAGGCGCTCGTAAAGACTGTATCGCTTGTATTTCACCATACAGAGCTGGAGTTGTTGGTCTAACTAACTCACAACAACAGACTTCAAACATTGTGTCATTCTACGATAGTTTGACATCTAGTTCATACGCAGTATTTGATTCTGGTTACAAGTACACCTTCGATAGATTCAACAATACATTCAGATACGTTCCTCTAAATGGTGACGTTGCTGGATTGATGGCAAGAACATCTATTAACTCATTCCCTTGGTTCTCCCCTGCTGGAGCTCAAAGAGGTTCAATTAATAATGCTCTGAAACTTGCATACAACCCATCTCAAGCACAGAGAGACATTCTCTATCCTAAGAGAATTAACCCTGTGATATTCTCACCTGGCGCTGGCATCGTATTATTCGGTGACAAGACTGCACAGAAAGAAGCTTCTGCATTTGACAGAATCAACGTTCGTCGCTTGTTCTTAACAATCGAAGGAACAATTGAAAGGGCTGCAAGATCACAGTTATTTGAATTCAACGATGATCTTACAAGAACAAACTTCTTGAATATTGTTGAACCATATCTTCGTGATGTTAAGGCTAAGAGAGGTATTTCCGACTTCGTGGTCATCTGTGATGAAACCAATAACACACCTGATGTTATTGATTCAAATACCTTTAAGGCAGACATCTTCGTGAAGCCTGCACGTTCTATCAACTTCATCGGACTAACATTCGTTGCAACTAGAACTGGCATCAGCTTTGACGAAGTAGTTGGTTCCGCCTAACTTTACTAAATACACCGAAGAGGACTTAAAGAAATGGCAACTAAAAATGCGCCTGGATTAGATACAAGAACCATTGACGACTTTAAATCGAAGCTCGTCGGTGGTGGTGCTCGCCCGAATCTGTTTGAGGTAGAATTAGTTTTCCCTCAAGGATTGGCAGAGCAAGCTGCAGAAGAAAGAGGTAGATTCCTTGTTAAAGCTGCAAACCTCCCTGCATCGAACATCAACGTAATTGATGTTCCTTTTAGAGGAAGAAATCTCAAGATTGCTGGAGACAGAACATTTGATGTTTGGACAATCACTGTTATTAACGACACTGATTTCCTTATCAGAAATGCTTTCGAGAGATGGATGAACGCTATCAACAAGCATGACAATGCTACTGGAGAAGTAACACCTTCTGATTATCAGACAGATATGTATGTTAACCAGATCGGTAGAGCTCCTGTTGCACAAGGGTTTGGCGGATCACAAACAGATCAACAGAAATTACCTATACTTAGAAAGTATAAGTTCCACGGAACTTTCCCAACTAACGTTAGTGCAATTGAACTTTCATATGATCAGACAGATTCTATCGAAGAGTTCACAGTTGACCTACAAGTTCAGTGGTGGGATGTTTTTGATGGTGAGAGTCTTCCACTATTAACAAACAAATCAATTGATTCAACAGGTCCAGACGCAGACTTCAGCACACAGTAAAGACATAATCTAAAACTTGTGTTATAATATAAGATAAATAACTGGGACAGCCCAGTAGAAGTGAGTTAATGGCTAAATTATTTGGTTTTAAAATAGAGAAAGACGACGACCAGAATAAGGGTGTCGTCTCTCCTGTACCACAGTCTAACGAAGACTCCTCGGACTATTATGTTTCGAGTGGTTTCTATGGGCAGTACGTTGATATTGATGGTGTATTTAAGTCAGAGTTTGAGTTAATAAAAAGATATAGAGAGATGGCATTACATCCAGAAGTGGACTCTGCCATTGAAGATATAATAAACGAAGCAATAGTTTCAGATCAGAATGATTCTCCTGTCGAAATCGATTTGGAGAATCTTCCAGCATCTGCGAAGCTTAAAGAATTAATTAGAGAAGAGTTCAAGGCAGTAAAGGAAGTCATGAACTTTGATACTAAGTGTCATGAGATACTAAGAAACTGGTATATTGATGGTAGAATCTACTATCATAAGGTAATTGATATCAAGAAACCAGAAGAAGGACTTAAGGAAGTTAGATATATTGATCCACTTAAAATTAAGTTGGTAAGAAAATTAAAGACTGATCCTACTCTTAATGGAGCAATCAGACAAGTTAATGCAAATAATCCAGCCAATGTAGAAACTCCTGAGATAGAAGAGTATTACCAGTATGATCCTAGTGCAACTCAGAGTAAAAATGCTCTAGGTGCTATTGGTCAAACTCCTTTCTCTACTAAACAGAGACCAGTAAAGATTGCACCAGATGCCATCACATTCTGTCACTCAGGTTTAGTTGACAGGAACAAACAAACTATTCTTTCTTACTTACATAAGTCAATCAAGGCACTCAATCAACTTAGAATGATTGAAGATAGTCTAGTTATATACAGACTTTCTCGTGCTCCAGAAAGAAGAATATTCTATATTGATGTCGGTAACTTACCGAAGATCAAGGCGGAACAATACCTCAAAGAGGTGATGAACCGTTACAGAAACAAATTAGTTTATGACGCATCAACAGGAGAAATTAGAGATGACAGAAAACACATGTCCATGCTCGAAGATTTCTGGCTCCCCCGACGTGAGGGCGGAAGAGGAACTGAAATCACTACGTTGCCAGGTGGACAAAATCTTGGCGAACTTAGCGACATCGAGTACTTCCAAAAGAAACTATACCGATCACTAGGAGTTCCAGAATCTCGTATCGCTGGATCAGGTGATGGATTTAACTTGGGTAGATCATCTGAGATACTAAGAGATGAAATAAAATTTACCAAGTTTGTTGGTAGAATGAGGAAGAGATTCTCACAGCTCTTCCTAGACATGTTGAAGACTCAGTGTATTCTTAAGAACATTGTCACTCCCGAAGATTGGGAAACATTATCAGATCATATACAATTTGATTTTGTATATGATAACCACTTTGCAGAACTCAAAGAGACTGAACTTATAAATGAAAGACTTGGAGTAGTCGCTGCAGTAGACCCATATATCGGTAAGTATTTTTCTCTTGATTATGTTCGTAGAAACATTCTGAAACAGAAAGATGAAGAGATCGAAGAGATAAACAAACAAATGCAACAGGAGATCAAAGATGGTCTAGTTGCCGATCCTATGGAAATGCAACAACTTCAAATGGGAGTTCATCCAGAACAAATGCCTGGTGGGGCAATGAATCCTGATCCTATGGGTATGGGAGCACCAACAGAACCTGGCATAGATGGTAGTGCCACAGAGGCGCCAGAAATGCCTCAAGGCGGAGAAATATA